CAAAATCCGGGAATGCGACTTCCTAGAATCGCATAAGCAACTTCCTAGGGGCGCGCCCACGCGAGCAGACCCACCCCCCTGCCCCCAAGCGACTCTCCCCCCGCCCCCTAGCCACCGCAAAAAAAATAAAGATTATTCTTGCCTTGCACCAACCAATTGCCGATGATAAGGGGGCGTGACAGCACCTGATGCCCAAGCTCTGAAGGATGCTCTCCTAGAAATGTGGCACGACCCGCTGGCCTTCGGTCGGGCGCTCGGCTATAAGGGGACACCTGAAGGACGAAAACAGTTCGGCGAATTCCATCGCCGGATGGTTGACCACGTATACTCGCGCCCACGCACATCTACTATTGTTCCAAGGGGCCATGCGAAATCGACGGTCATCTCTGTAGTCGACACCTGCTGGCATCTGCTGCGTCACCCCGAGAGCCGCAACCTCATCGCCTGCGCGACCCTTGACCTCGCCAAAAAACTCTGCGGCGAAGTCCGCGACCGTTTAAACGGCGACCTCGAACTCCGACCCGGCCTCTTCGCACCGGTCAAAGAGGTCTTCCCTTGGCTCGCGCCCTCCGGCGACCGCAAGAAGAGCGGCCCTACCGACGGCTTCAACATTCAGGGCCGCGCCGGAACCGGTCGGGAACCCTCCGTCTTCGCGGCCTCCATCGAGTCCAACCTCGCAGGAAACCACCCGACCCGCGCCGTCATCGACGACCCAGCCAACGAGCAGAACTCACGCACCTACGCTCGGCGGCAGAAGGTCATCGACTTCATCGAAGCACTCGAGCCGCTCATGTACGCGACCGATTCACCTATCAACCACATCGGAACCCCCTGGGCCTTCCAAGATGTGACGGCCTATCTAGCGCGCCGCGCCGACTGGTCACAGTTCCGCTTCGGTGTTTGGGATGGCGCTGCGGGGGACGGCAAGGGGCCAGGGCCAGACGGCGCATATCCGCTCTGTCCCTCCTTCCTGGACGCGGTAGAGATTATCGAAAAAGAAGAAGCCCTGTCACGCACCTTCTATTCGGCCCAATATCTCTGCGCGCCGGTCCCCTCCGAGGAAGCCATCTTCGACCCCAACCTAATCGCGGCGGCTACCGATAACGACATCACACTCGAAAATCTTCCCGACGGGCAAGAAATCCTACTACTCGACCCTGTTGCGCGCATCGACGGAACACACGGCGACCTTAACGGCATCGTCATAGTACGTGTCCTCCCTGCGCACAAACTCAAACTTAAAGGTTTCCCGCCCGACCGGAACATCTTCGTTCCCATCTTTGCCCATGAAATCGCCGGAGGCGCAGATGCTGCCGCTTGCTGGATAGAGGACATCGGCGTTCCTAAACACAAAGAGCGACTCAAATCAATATGGATTGAACAGGTCGCGTCCCAATCTCTTTTTGCCCCTTGGCTCGAAGAACGAAACCGTATACACGGCGTAAAGATTCGTGGCCAAAAAATTGGTAATGCCTCCCTACCATACCGCCTGATGGGACTCCAGACGGCTATGCGTAAAGGCTACTTAATCTTTCCGCAGAAATTTACGGGGCGCGACTTGCTCGTCCGCCGTCTGGTCGAGTATCCTCTCTCGGACTCAGATGATGCTGTATCCGCACTTGCCCTCCTCTCTACCATGCTAGAAAGGCGTGGCTCACTCCCTGGCCTCGAGCCAGTCCAACACGGCTACCCTGACCCAACTCGTGTCTGGAACACAAAAGAAACTAGCCACTCCTGGCCGTCATGAAAAATTTCCCCACATATAAACTAAATGAAGAGGCGCAGAATGCGCTCAAAGCCTTAGTGAACGATTCGATTACTAAAATTAACGAGCCTATCGATGGCTCGGCAAAGTTAGTAGCAGACATCTACACAGGACGTGACCCGCTAGGCGCTGGCCTTCGTATGATGATTGGTGAGGGTATTCCTGTGCAAGCGTATAACGACGCGCTCTCAACTAAGCGTTGGTCTCCCCCTGAGACTACCGCCAATTTATTCCTCTCTCGAATCAGACAAATACTAACTACGCTAACCCCAGGAGTACCTACAATTAAAGTACGCTCGAGGACTCCGGGTGCGGCATACGCCGCCGAGCATCAGAACGAATTGATGCGCTTCATGACCGACCGTGGCGAATTACGAGAAGCGATGCGGAAAGCCGCCTTCACAGGGCTACTCTCCCCCTTCTTCGGAATCAAGTTGGCCTTCGACCTCGACGCTAAGTACGCCTACGATAAGGTCAAGTTCGAGACCATCGAGCCACATGACTGCGGTTACGAACCCTTCCAACGCCGCTTCTCTTGGCACTCCTACGATAAGCAATGGGCCGACCTACCTAAAGATTGGCGACCCGACGTAACCGAACCCCCTAAAGATTGGGATACTATCCGCATTACTGAGGTTTATCATGAAGGCTTTAAGCATGGGGCAAAGAAAATGGAAGGATGCCCGATGTCTATCTTCGTCAGTATCGGCGGAGAAGATTCGGACACGACTTTAGGAGGGCGGAAAGAAGATATTAGTTCGCTAGGAACATATACGACGACCGTCGAATTACCCGCTTGTCCTCTAGTCTTGGGCAACTTTTTAGACCCTGCCCCAGCCGAAGACGTTCCGGCCTCTGAGGTACTGTCTTGGATTCCTTTAATGCGGATGATTGTCCAGGTGCTTGTCCAAATCAACCGGGAAATCACCACAGTCAACAAGACAATTCTCTTCGATAAGGCCGCTGTTTCTGACGACGCGCTTATGCTTGCTCGTGATGCCGTTCCAGGCGCTACCGTATTTATCGGTGTAGATGCTGATGACGCGACCCGAGGAGTCAATGCAACGATGCGCCCTGTCGAACAGAATTCGGTACTCAACGAATACTTGGCCGCGCTAACGACTTACATGCGTCTCTTCGATGATGTAACTGGTGTAAGCCCACAAGACCGTGGGATGCCAGTCAATCCACGGAAGTCCGCAACCGAAGCCGCCGCGATTACTGATGCCGCAAGCCGCCGCAACCAAGACCGCTTAGAGGTCATGGCAATGATGTGGTCTAGGCTCTCGCAAGCGTTATTCAAGTTCCAACGAATCGTCTGCGGTAAAGTTGTTCCGGTTCCCCTCGAGAATGGTATTGTCCGCGAAGTACCTGTACCCAATCCGGTTACAGCATGCTATGCCTTCGAAGTTGACCCAATCGAGCTAGGACACATGAGTCGACGTGGTGATTTGGATGCCCTGATGAATTGGTTAACAGTCACCACTAACACCCAACAAGCCTTCCAGACCGGAATGCCGCGTCTCACTAGAGAGACTTTACGCCGTCTAGGTAAGTCAATGGGCATCGAAGATGTCGACCTATACCTCGATGCACCTGTCCTCGAGGAAGGACCAGAGAATCGTTACATTGCTTTCTTGCAAACAGGAAAAGCAATCAATGTTTACCCCCAAGACCAACACGAAATGTATATTGCTTACTACCAAAAGATGCTTGACAAAGTTACGGGAGAAAGCCTCTTTAAGGGCGGCGAACTTGTCCTCATCTCTGCGCTGGAGAAGCATGCTATGTTCGCCCAACAACTTGCCGAGGCCACTAGCCAGAAGGCAGGGGGCGAAGTCGTTCCCGGCATGGGCGCTGGCGCTGGTAGTGTCGATAACAATATCGCCGCTCAACTCCAAGCTGGCGCAACCCCTTCAGCAGTACCTCAAGGAACCGGTGGTTATTAGAACCTTCCCAACCGTCCGTGACCTAAACGGTGGCGCAAACTATTCTACCCGTGATAGGCAGGAGCCAGAATCTAAACCACTCACTCCTGCTGAGAACCGTATACGCGCCTATGAGTTTACCCGTCAAGTCGAGTCGGGTTCTTATAAAGGCAAGACTCGTATAAGTACAGCAGGAGATGACGGGAAAGCCATCGGTGATATGCAAATGTGGGAAACATACTTTATAGATGCCAAGAATAATCCGGGGCGTATGAAGCATGGCCGACCTTTCCACCTGAAAAACTACAAAGACCTAACTAAAGCAGAGCATGCGGGAGCCGAGACTTTCGCTGAATACCAACGCCGTTGGAACGAGAAAGGTTGGATAGCGGGTGACTTAGAATCTATTGCACTTACCCATAATCTAGGCGGCCCCCAGTACGAAACCCTGATAAAAGGCACGGCCACTCAAGAGGTAAAGGCTTTGGCCAAGAAATACCGCAAGCACCTTAAGTCGGTCGAAGGGGGAGGGCGTATCCCTAAAGCATTCTTCAACACTGAACGTTGGCGTACTGCCGCTCAAGGGGCTAAACCGATGACCCAACTTACGCCTAACCGCGAGAAATTCTTCCAGCAATGGTACTTAAGCTGGTCAAAAATAGCTGGCCTAGCCGCCGACCCAGATGACCGCCTCCATTATTATGACTACCGCGCCCTCTTCAAGGAGGCCATGACTGGTGGCCGTCCGCCCCAACCCACCTTCGACAAACAAAAGAAGGCTTGGAAGTGGCCCTCAAAATATAAGCGCAAAGGACATCCAGCCTATTATGTCTGGGACAAGGACCAACTAATCGAGTCCCCGTCAGGCAAACCCGTCCTCGACTACTTCAGCTACAAAACACTAGAAGCCATAAACCCAAAGAAGGCCAAGCAGCATGCGGTCCGACTGCGCGATAACAATAACATTTGGAGCTGGAAAAAATAATGCCTAGTTACCCTTACACCTGCCCCGATTGTTTGTTTTCGTTCGCCATCAATAAACAGATGGCTGATGCAAGACGCACTGAGAATTGCCCTTCCTGCGACACCGAAGTCACCCAACAATCTTATGCTGGGCGGCGCGTCAGTGGCTTCGTCTCCAGCGAGGGCAACTGGACGGGCGGTAAGAAGGTTACCCAACTACACCCAAAACACCCCGATGCCGTAGTCACCTCCAAGAAACAGATGGAGGAAGTCTATAAGCGCAACGGGATTTCCCTCGATACAGGGCATTTCATATCTGAAGAAGCCCAAATCAAGGGGACCGTGCCTCGAGTAAAACGCACCGGAGAATCCGATAACGCGGTTATTTCTGGTGTGCAAGAAGAATCTTAAAATTCTCGTTGATTTTGCTTGACACGACCCATACACTTTCACCACGGGAAGTTCTCTCACGGAGCCGACTTAGGTAAACCCTCTGACCATTAGAAACCCATGACCGACGAAATTCAACAAACCTCTGAGCCTGACGTAAGTCCAAGCGAGGAGCAGACTCCACCACAGGAATCTGTAGACCTTGCGGCAGAAGCCTCAAATGCGGCGGCTGAACAGCCACCACAATCTCAGAAACTCCGCTCTCTTGACGACCTTGACCTCGAAGGCAATGTCCGTCGCCAAATCGAATCTTACGTAAGTAAGGCCATCAACGATGCTGTCTCATCTCATGACCAGAAACAGCAGAAGAAACTCGACGACGAGGGGTTCATGAACCGCTCTCAAATCGAGGATATCATGACGCAACGTGACGCTGAATACCAGCGCCGCGATTCCGCCAAAGAAAATCTTCTGTCGATTCTTGGTAGTGAGGGGATTACTCCTGGTTCTGACGAATATACAACTATTCAAAAGTTCTATGCTGACGCTACCGCCGATGGTCGTCTAACTCCGCACATCCTTCTATCAGATGCCGGTATCCGAACGCTAGTCGCAATGGCTGGTGTCGGAACATCGTCATCTACGGACTCTGGTCCGGGTAGTGGATTCCGCTCTAATGACACACAGGCAGTCCGCCTGAATGCAGGAGGCGAAGTCCAACTCAACAAGGAAAATGCGCGAGCCGACTCACTTGATAATAAGATGCGAGAAGCGATGGAGAAAGCCGCACGACGATAGAGCGTCTTTACAAAACTCTTAACCACGGCGCGAAAGCGTCTTAGACAATGGCCGCTACTACACTAGCAACTTACGACCTTGATAACATGGTCACGACCGCTATTGACACCATGTCTACTGACCCGGTTAACATGTTGACGGACTCTGGGGAGAAATTCCTGAAGACTGCCGCTCAACGTGGCCGGATGTTTGTAGTCAATGATGCCGAAAACGTTCGACACACTCTCATCTACAATGGCGGAAACGCTACTGTTAACTATGTTCCCGATAACCTCAGTGGAGCCACACTCTCGGCGGCAGCTACCGAAGTAGTCACCCAGAACCTTTGGTCTCTGAACGCATCTTCGCGGAACATCAACTTCCCCCAATCTCAGCCTGCTGGCAACGTCATGGATTACGTGGCAACTGTCGTCAAAGCGAACATGATGGAAATTCTTAATCAAGAAGAAGCCCTCTTTGTTCGTGGTGTCGCAGACCCTACCGGTACTATGGCTCAGAATGACCCTTACGTTGGGGACGAGAACTACGCTACTGCCCTTCCTATGAGTCTCGCGGGACTTATTTGGGGAAGTACCGACGATAAGCACGACCATGCGACTACGGAATTATTCGCTGGTATCAAAACATCCGAGATTGCGAAGTGGACTCCACACTTTGCAACAGGTGCTGAAACGGCGGGAATTGCAGATGACCTGATTGGTGACTTTCAGAAAGCCGTTATGACCGCATCCTACAGCGATGTAGAGCGTCCAACTCATATCTACACGACACAGATAATGTTCGAGAAGTTCTTAACCGAACTGCGAGGGTCAGCCGCCCTACCTGACCCTGTTCACGCGAACTTGGGTTTGGAAGGAACTGCAACCTTCGCTGGTATGACTATCGATTGGTCTCGTTACTTGGATTCAGATGCTATCTGGGATGATGGAGATGCCTCCTTCACCGCAGAACATCCTGTTCTTGGCATTAACTGGAACTCACTTCGTCTAAACGTTGTTCGCGCAGGCGGCATCAATAGCGATAGTGTTGGTTTCATTCGCCAAATTGGTTCACTACAACCTCACCCAACCTTGACTAACCTCTTCAAGCGCCTTGAGTGGAAACGTTGCTGGTCTCTCGATAATGGCCGTCGGTCATTCTTCAAGATTAGTGGCTTCACCGACGCAAACCAGGTTTAGTCCTTAGCCCAACCTAAATAAACATGGCAACTAAATCCAACTTAAGAGAACGCCTCCAACGCCGTCTAGGTCTAGGAATGGTGTCCTCTGTCGAGGAAGCCAGATTAGGCGAGGCTTTGAATGCAGGTATTGCCCGGGCCATCAGCGATGGTGTCCCGGGTCTTACCCACGACACATTCACGGGACATGTTCTTGGCGACCTCGCTCTAACTGGTACATCTGCTACTACTATCGGTGATACTGTAATCGAAACAGCACATGAAGGGGATAACCTAATTACATCCGGCGTACTCCCACAAGACATCATCAGTGTCTTCGACGACCCTACCTGGTATGACTATCTAATTCGAGATATCGGACTTGAAGGCGGTAAGACGCAAGATGAGGATGCTGTTGATGTTGGCGCGCCGATTAACGCGGTAATCACAGGTTCCTCCGCCAGCAAGATTATCCGGCGTGGTCTTAAACTACCTACGTCTGGACAAGTTATCGCTGTACACCGAATCGATTCTTCAACTAAAAAATCGACCCGCTTGACCTATGAGCCGCTTCATGCGGTAGGCGACCCCTTCGCTACGGGAACGCCTGTCTATTTCGAGCAGAGATATTCTCAGACGATTGAGGCGAGCTACATTTCGCTGTGGCCTGCCCCTGCTACAACTACACAACTTTCTATCATCCAAACCAGATTCCACGATAATCTGAGCGCGGACGATATGACTTTGCGTTTCCCTGAAGAGGCTCTCGATGCCGTACTCGAAAGAGCGCGTCTCGCTTACCTAACTTGGAGTGGCAATGTCAATCAAGTTGATGCGGCTCTCGCAACCGAGTCTGTCAAAGATGTCTCGGACTCACTCAAAAACTCAGGCAATGCCGAACAGGTATTTGTCAAGCAATAGATAAAAATGGTTTCATATTCTCCTGGATTCGAGGATTTCACTAGAGCCAAAAACTCTATGATATTGAAGGCGTGGAACAACCAGCGCGTCGACTCAACAAACGACGGCAATAACTCTGGCGAACATGATAGTACACGTTTTACGATTAGTGGCCCGTGTATCCTTACTGACCTCGTTATCAGCTCAGCACCTAAAGTAAGTGGCAAGGAATGGGAACCGGGCAGTGTAGTAGGAGAAGAGGGGCAATCTGCGCTTAAACAAACTTTTGTCCGAGTTAGCCAACTCGATGAGGCCGGAAGCGGCCCTCTGGAATTTAAGGATGAAGAGGGAACAGATAGAACGGCAGGGGTAGTAGCATTCCCCTGCACATCTAACGCGGGGAATACTGAGCTAGTCGCCGGTACTAACGGAGATGGTGCTATTCCTGGACAGGGTGTGGGTCATCTTAAAGACCTAAATATCTATGGTCCGTACGGAATACGGGTAGAGCTTCAGATTTCAAAGGATGTTCCGGCTTACCAAACTCTTTCTGTTGCTATAGGTTGGGTAGACAGTAAGGGAGCTGACGCACAGACTAAGGTAGAGCAAGGCACAGGCATGAGCTAAACTAATGGCAGAGTTTGCTGAATCTTGCTGCTGTTCGCCTACAGGCATCACTGGAATGCCCGGTGGTATCCATCCCGACCACATCAATACGGCATTTGTGGATGCCATGCCACTAGGGTCAGGAGATTGGGTCACAAGGACACAGCCTATAACATTTGCTCCGGTTCACATCATCGGCGGTAGTGTATCTTACTATGCAAAGTTTCCTGGTGCAGGAGACCCGATTCCTGAAGCATACACAAATCAGGCCGATACACTCCTATACGCCTATACCCCACTAAACGTTTCGTTATTTACTATCGACGGTTTTACTTGGGACGCAGAAAACTACGGCGGTTTCATAAAGCCAGATAATGATGACGCAGAAGCGCGCGGCGACTCACGCCAATACATCTGGACAGGTTGTCTGAATCCTGGAGGTGTTCCCTCCTTAAATTTACCCTCTCATTTGTGGGGTTACTTCTGTGATGGGGGCGTTCATATAGAAATTCAATGTGCCGCTTCTGTGACAGTTGGTGCGCGAGTCTGCCTTCAATACGTAGACCGTGTAAATTTCGGGCCTGCTTACGCCTCTCCTACAACTAACAACAAAACACGTTGGGCTTGCATGAACCCCGGCGAGGACTTCTTAGATGGGTTTTATGGTGGGACAGTTGACGACCCTGGTCCCTCGGGGAGCGAATCTGAGCCATCTGAGTCAATAGATTCCTCATCTCTGGACATAAGTTCCGATGGGTCATTCGGCAGTGGTGAATCTTGGACTCTTTTCTAAAGAATGCCTAAATCCTTACGTTTCGATAATCTTCCGATGGACCGACGTACTGCGGGAGTTACCCGCAAGCTACAACCAGGTGGTACGCCGCTAACGGGACCGTCAGGGCTATCTTCTGTCTTCGAGAAGCGTGACGTAGACCCGAACGCTCCACTCTTTGCTCGGCGTACTGGTACTCAACGCCTAACTAACGACATACCCAATATCCCCGGCCTCCATCAGGCTACCGTAAATGGCGGAAAACTTCAGGTAGCCCATGACTTTCTAACTGGCGGAGAGCTTGCCTCAACTGCTGCTGGTGCAGACGCGAGATGGACATTTATCTGCACTATAAAAGTAACTGCGCCGACAGACACAACACAAGATACTTACTATCCTATAGCTTCTTTTAATGGAGCGCATCTCTATATGAAATGGGATGTCTCAGATACCGGCAACGAGATGAAACTCCATTGCGAAGATGCTGACGGAACGCATACTAATACAATTAGCCCGGATAATAATTCCGCCTCCGACGCTGGCGAAGGAAACTATCACGTTGCGTTTGCACGCTCTGCCGCTACCAGTCACAAGATTGCATGTGCAAAAGCGGAGTCAACTACTACTTCGGATTTCAATTTTAATGTAACCACAGATGCCGTCTTCGAGAATACAAATGGCCAACTAGAACTCCTCGGCCTTGGCCGTTCCGGTGGTCCTTCTGCCTTTAACGATAGTGTCGTACTAGCAAATGCTACGCTCTGGAAAGGGGCTTTGGGCAAAGATGACATGCAAACGTTGGCAGGAGATACAACGCCTCCGACCGACGGCGCTGGAGTGGCATCTAACCCCTTGCTCTGGCATCAAATCTTTAAGGATGGAGGCGATTACCATTCTCACATAAATACAAATGCTGACCCGGACGAAACCTATTACGACTATCTAATCCCGACGACTCCCTTCGAGTCTGACGACCAAATCCATTTCGCAGGTCGCGGTATTGCAGAACTACCCTTCTATACCGACTTCGATGACTACTACTACACACCACAGTCGTCGTCTGCTCGGGTCGAATGGCACTTCTATACAAAGTTCACGACCCCGCATCGCTTCATTGAGCCAGCGGCATCTACCGATAACGCGCATGTCATCTTTGACTTTCAGGATATATGCAAACTATCTATCCGTCGAATTGACAATGGCAGTATTCAATACAGATTGACTGGAGCCTACGCCAATGGTGGGTTACTACATGACACAACCAACCTAAGCCCCGGTACAGAGTACGAGGTACACGTTGGGCGCGACGAAGCCAACTACTACATCCGACTTAAAGGCGGGTCGAAACTTTCCGACACAGCGAACTTCCCTGCTCTTTACGACTATACAACAACGTTATCCTATATCCTTGGCGACAACATCAGCCAGGAAGCTCCCTTACCTTTCGATGGAAAAATCACGTCGATAGGCTTCTGGAATACTTCTGATGACCAAATAATTAACCCGGCATCTAGTGCTGTATTCTATTATGATGCCGCTTCTATCTACGGAACCGAATTACGCGACCGTGGCAACCGCGCATTAACTGCTTACCTAGGCACACGATTGCCCTACGCGCCACCTACCTATAAAGAGGGGCCGATTCAAGAGGGGTCTTACGTAGCTGCAACTGGTGGTTACTACATGACATCTTTCTTACCTGCGCCTGGTTATAGTGGTTCTGTAAAAACAGCTATCACTAAGGACGCTGTTGTCCAACGTATCGGCAATTCCGCTTTCTTAGTCAGTAACGGGTCAATCTATTTTATTAACGATGAAGATAACACCTTCCGTCCGCTGGGTGTTCCGCGTCCCTCAAGTAAGGTTTCGTGTAATGCAACAGGTGTCGGTAATATCGACGGCGCAGTCCGCTACGCCTATCGTTACGTAACCAAAGAAGGTAATACTGGTCCGCCCTATCCGCTTGACGCGGTTTCGAGTCCTGGGGGTCAGCGCGTTATTCTAGGCGCTCAAGCCTACGGCTTACCTGGTGATTCCCCCTTCGCGTCTTCCTGGTTGCGTTGTGAAGGAACCGATGTCGGAAGGGGCGATGGCGCATCTGGAACCGATACTAACGAATGGGCTGCAATCTACGACACGCAAAATATAGCAGTTACCCCAGCGCGAATTCTTTACGGCGACACAAACACTTATGCGCCGTCTGGTTTGACAAGCGAGATTTCATTTCGGTTACCTAATAAAGGTCGCGTTAAAGAAAGAATCTTTGAGCAAGGTGTCACACAACCGACGACAGCCGACCATGAGATTATCGCAACAATGATGAATGGGCATCAATTAAAGGGCTGTTTTAAGGAGGCATCGGAGCATACTTGCATGGTAGCCTTTAAGTACGATGCGTCCAAGCAACAGCAAACTTTGGCCTACGTTGGCCCACAAGAATCGAAGTATAAAACTGCGCGTACCCATTATCGCGGCGGTCCTTTCCATCTTTCGATTGGGCCTTCTAAGGTAGCCAACTTCAATTGGGGTTCTTCGGATGGTGGCTATGAAGACGGCAATAGGGCTATCACGTTATGTCGGTCGAATAACGGGCGCGACAATTCTTATAAAGCAACAAGTTGGGATTATCCATTCGAGGATGGACATCAATACGTCGTTGTTTGTCGTAAGGGTAGAGCATTAGCGACTAATAATGTAGGTAATGATGCAATCATACATATCTGGGACGAGCAATACCACGAGTCAACCGACGCGAAGTACGGTGAAACGAATAAGAATGGTTGGACTAAGTGGGCAGAGATAGATGGAGTTGCCTCCGGAACTAAAAACGCAATTTCGAGCGGCTTCTGGGGTAGCTTTAGCTATACCGGCAATGGTGGTAAGCCACACGTACCGATGTTTGGTATGTCTAATTACGCCGGTACTGGTGGCCTGAACTGTTGTCGAACGTATACCCGCGCTTCACCAGGCGCAGCCCTTACGTACGGTACAGGCGCAAGAAACTTCAAGTCGGACAGTGACCAAAAGGGTGTGCTATACCATGCACGTTGGTGGAAGACAGACTTTGGTCCCGGTGAACAAGCTCTAAATGTTTTGAATCCTGGTTTAGACGGCCAGACTGGAATCTTTGAGCGTTACGGATGCGATGTAGGTACTTTGACAAATAGCATTAACATGGATATTGCGTTCTGTGTTGATGCGTATCAAGACCAACAATCGTCAGCGTGGTGTCGAGTACAAGGCATAAAGTCCGTTAAGTTTAAGCATAAGTTTAGGGGCGACCAAGTGCTTGAGGCATTATTCGAGGGCAGTTATCAAACACCTATTTTAAACTGGGGATGCGACCCTATTGGGATGAGTAACGGAACACATGATTCAGAGGATGTGCGCGAATCAATTCCTCTAGGTCTATGGTATTCGTCGCGAAACGAGGGTAGCCTCATTTGTTTCACGGGCGACCAACTGGCTGTTGAAATCGCCACAAAACGCTGGTACTCTGGAGATGACGAAAGCCGTAAAAAAACGCTACTCTTCGAGGACTTTATCTCATCGAATGGTGGCCCCCTCAATCTAGCAAACTTTACTTGGGTCACATTCTTTTTCGAGCATCTAGCGAGCTTTGACCCTGGTACGTCGACCAATTACATACAGGCTTGGCTACGTCGTGTCTATATCGACGGAACTGAAGTTATCGAACTAACGAGTTCCGCGTGGAACTTTAATGGTATGGCAGCGAATGATGTAGACCCCGACGACGGAAATGCGGCGGATTTAACTGCACAATTAATGGCCACTCTTGGTGGTGCAGTCAATATGGATAGTACAGAAACGCTAGATATTGCTGAGTTCCGTCTCTGGGATGGCGACCGCTACAAATCAAAGAATAACGGCCCTGGTGTAAACCAGTTCGATTATATGGGCCAACGTATTCCTCCTACCTATTGGAGTGATATGTGGTATTACCTTCGCTTTGCAAAAGACGATGGCAATAACGAAGACGTATCTACCACAATGGATAATAAGGGCCAATACTCTGAGACCGGTACTGGTGCGCTAGGTGGTGGCTATCGTATGAAGCAGGGCGACTCGGTTCAGTTAGGACACGGCGCGTCGCTCCAGGATAGTGGAGATATCGGTAGTAATGGCAACACAACAACAGAAAATTTTGTTCCCTTCCCTAGCGCCAATCTTCAAGGTATTCGTGGTATTCAAATCTACCGCACCCAAGTAGCGCCCTTTTCAGAAATAGACCCAAGCACAGGCGACCCCACCCCATCTGCTCTCGAGGCTTCGATTCGCGCTGTCCGTACTGCGCCCTTTTATTACTTAGACGAGATTCCATTAGGAACCGAGTTCTACGAGGATAATACTCCAGATGCACTTCTTGGCGATGCCTTAGACACAACTAAAGCAGAAACAATTCCAGACCCAGGTGGTGTTGTCGAATGGGAAGGCCGGATTGGAGTTTGGTCTACATCGATACCACGCATCTATTGGTCAAGGTCCGGCGACTACGAATCCTTTCCAACAGCTTCCAGGCAAGATATCGCGCTACGCGAGTCTGGTCCTGTGACAGCAGCAGTCGAGTTGGCATCGCGCGATGCTCGTCAATCTCGTGTATTTGTTTGTGGCCAATCTTGGGCCGCTTTCATCGACGGAAATCCCACCCAGCCGCAGATGAACAGCATCGGAGGCGGGGTAGGCGCAAGCACGAGCCGCACGTTGGTCACATCGAATGGAATCGCCTACGCCTATAACGGCTCATTATGGGCAGTTACTGGAGACGGCCAGGTCGCTGATATAGGTAAACCTGTACAAGACCTCTTGCCTCCTACTGACAACGCACGTCTATCGATTTCTTCTGTTCTAGCATCCTTATTCGTAATCGATGAGCGCACCGAAACTGGGACAGGCGACGATACTGGTCTCTGTCTTCGGTTCCATTTCCCATCGAAAGAATGGTTCGTGGAAGACCGCGCGGCGATGTCCCTAACAGATATTGACGGGGTTGATACTTGGGTACATAAATCCGGCTGGGCTTCCCAAGGAAGCACGAACTTCGGTGACGACGTAGAATCAGATACACCAACTTCCGTTAGTGTGTCTAGTTTCAATAATGCGACTAATACTTTCGTTGTGTCTTCTACGACAGGATTAAAGGTTGGCCAACGTATAACCTTAGTGGGCGACCGTGGGGATGGGTCTACGACTGCGAAACCGGACGCGCGTGTAAGGCAAACTATTACTATTCAATCTATAAATAGTGTCACTACCACAATTACAACTAGCGAAGACCTTGACCTAGATGTAAGTACCGGAGGTTTGAACTATCTCTACACCGCATACCCAGGAATCGGTTACTGGGGAACCATGCTCGATACTGGGCAGTTTAACTTCCAAGGAACTTTGGAGAATATCGATGTTGGAATTGTCTCAGGAGATAACTGGTGGTCAGCGTTTGACTCTGCGGATTTCGCGCGGAAGCCTACAGACCGTACTGGATTCGATAACGCAGAATCCTTCCCTACTCATATTGTTGATTCTGTTGGCTCAGGAACAGCAGGACGATGGGGACTCACTAATCGACAGCGCATTGAGCGTATTATTATCTGGGCTAACAAACCTGCCGCCGCAGAACTCGCCGAGATGGAACTAAACTACAAAAACACAGCAGGTTAAGGAGAAAATAAAATGCCAGCAATTATTGCAGCAGGAGGTTCAATCGTTCTTGGAGCGTTTGGAGCCGGACAAGAAGCGAAACGCCAGAAGCGCCTGATGGCGTTAGCGGAGCAACAAAAGAAAGAAGCCCAACTGAGGGGCAGGCAAACAATCAGTCGTTATCGAGAACAAATGGCTTCACCTGAGCGTATGCGCCGCCTCGCTCTTGGCACAACTGGAGCGATGGCGCGACTACGCACTACTGCTCTGGAGCAATCTGCTCGTCAGCAAAGAACACAGGACTTAGCAATACGTAAGTCTCTAACGGCGGCAGGCGCACAAGCCCACACACAAATAACAGGAGGTGGGGCGTTTGGTAACTATCTTCGGTCTGAGGGACAAATTGGAGCTGAGAAACAGCAGGCAACTTCTGCCTATGAGTCTCTCATGAATACAATCGCTTCGACAGAAGCTAATATGAGCATGCAGTCTAATGCGGAGCAAACTAAACTCGGCGCACAAATGCTTGCAATGAAGTCAGAGTTCCCCGATGCCTGGGGAACATTCGCTTCTGGTATGAGCGCATCATTAGGCGCAATGGCTGGACCTCCAACAACTACAACAACGGCCCCAGACGGAACCCAGACAGCAACAACCGGTGATATAGAGCAAAGTGGTTGGGGAAAATTAGCCACTGGAGTTGGTGATTGGTTTAAGGGAATGTTCGGTACGGATGAAGAATTCGGAAACATTCATTATCAGCAAACAAGAATTGGCCCTCCAGGAAGTCAGTAATGGTTACAAATAATCAAGACCCTACCGAAGACCTATTGGCCAAAGGTGAAGAACTACTAGCTAAAGGCGACACAGAAAAAACTACTTCCATTTCTACGCCTAGTTTCCTCGGACGACTCGGTTCTGCTTTCGGTGGCGGCGCGGCGGCTATCTTAGATATTACGCCCGGTGGCAAGGGAGGCAATATGCAAGCCTACCTTCAGAATCTAACTGCCGACGAGAATCGCTATCATGATGCTATCCAGCAAGACCTGAATAGGTCAGCCCAACTCGAGCGGACGATGCTCAGTACGGGTGCTTCAATGATTTCTGAAGCGGCGGGAATAGCATCTCGAGAAGGAATCGCAGATTTAGATAGAGCATCTCGAAAAGAAATCTCAAGTTTAGATAGAGCATCTCGAAAAGACATCTCAGGTTTAGATAGAGAATCGAGCGAACTAATAGCGAAAAGGAGCAACGAAACACGCCTAAAAATCGCTAAATTAGAGAAGACTGAGAGGGCGGACCGCGAGGCGCTTGCACAAAAGCAGCTAGACAATGCACTTGCTCTAGAGTTAAGGCAGCAACACGGAAGCAGGGGCATGCAGGGAGCTGCTCTTATTAGCGCGTTAGGGCCAAACATAGACCCGGGTATGCGCAAAGTCTTGGAAGACCCTACGAATCCTGATTTTGATAAGTTTGTCAACTTAGCTGTTAGACAAGTTGGTGTCTTGGCTGGCCCGAATGCACGTAACGTGCTAGGGATAACAGTAGAGTTACAAGCGAAATTATCTGAAGAGCGGAGAGCCATCAAGCGAACGTTTCCGAATATGACCGAGGAAGACCTTGTGGCATTAGCATCAAGTCCAGGCGCTTGGAATGAGTTTTACAATGACATGCAAACTGCCCTTCAGGATGGTTATGTCGGCTTCAATAATGCAGAGGGGGCGCTGGATGAGCTATTCGGTGCTTACGATTCTGAAATTGGTTATTCAGGGGCAGGCCGTAAAGAAGATTTTGGCGCTGCGCTAGAGCGGTATGATGATTGGGTAGAACTTGGTCCAAAGCTAAAAGAAGCAGGAGAGGCTCCTATCCTCCAAAATGACCTTAACCATGCTGGCCCTTCTGGGAACGCTCGCAAAGCTAACATTTCATATCGTAGGCTTGGAAACCTGCTCGAGGCTAACTTAACATCAACTGGAACGAACGATATCAAGACTATGTTCTCGGATGCGGTTGGCAATAGACCCGAGGAAACCTCACTAAATGAAATGTGGACACACCTGGCCGACAACCCGAGCCTCTGGAATACTAGCTGGGTTAGGGGAACAGCAGAAGAGCGTCTATTGATTACAAATATCATGAACGACATTGCTAAACTAGACCCGCATCTATACGCAGACTTTGCCCAGGAATTCCCTAAGCTAGATGCCTTCAGGGAGTTCATGCACAGTAATGAGTTCACTAATGGTGACCAACTCTTTGATGCACTAAAGAAGGCCGTAGTGGAAAACACCGCACCGGCGCAAGGACAGAAGGGGGCGGTTAGTGGAATCATGAGCAATTCCGCACAAGATATTCTTCCCTTTGTATCTGCTGGGCGCGACTTTGCCGCGATGGGTAAACAAATAGAAGCTAAAGCCGAGGGCTGGGAGGCACAGGCTAATGCACGGACAGACAAAGCGATGGCTCTCGATGCAGTCACAAGGTCATTCAGACTTCTTGACCTATCTTTACCGGACACTATTGATATCGATAGCATTCAGATGGTTCGACGCAATGGCGTTGATGTCGTAGACCCCAGGCAATTCAGAGGTTGGGCTAAAGAAGTAATCGAGGATAAACTTACTTCACTACCCCTCGGAGCGCGAGTTAACCATTTCGAAAGTTTGCATAAGATACAAGGCGAACTCGACCAGGAACTCAATAACTTAGTACAGTCAGGGAGGTCTAATTCTATCGAGCATATGGTGTTAAGTGATGCCGCTGACGAAACCAATAATCGACTACGTAAACAAAGGATTAGCGCCGATGACTTGAGTGCAGACCCTTGGTATAATAGGGAATTGAGTGGGACAGAAGCTGCGGAAATAGCAGGTAGTATGGTTGACCTCCGTAGGGCGCGTGAGGCGCAAGCCTTTGAAGGCCAAGGCTTTTACGATATAGTAAGAGCCATACAAACAATAAATCCCGAAGTAGCGGATATACTCAAGTCGGAAATACAGTTCCACTTAAACATTGGTAGCAACATCTTCACAGCCAAGAAGTCTAAGATAATCCAGTCGGATAAGTCGATTCACGAATTTTGGGGAGAACCTGGGAAGGCGTTTGGTCCGGGGGAGGGGTCTAAACTAACCGAGGCGTGGAAACGCGAAAAACTACTCGACTGGTTACTGGCCTCTCGTGAGTCCGTCGTAGACCGTGCTAGTGATTGGGTTACAATGCGAAGAACCCCAGCTCGGGGCCAAACTCGAGACCAGTGGGAAAAACGCTATTCCGTTGAAGGACGTAAAAAACTGGGTAAAACCGAACAAAAACCCCAACAGAAGGATTGGCTAACTGCTGGTCTCCCAAAGGCACAAGCAGACCAAATAAATAAACTTCTTGACCTAATGGCGAAGGAACGCGAGACACTTGTTGGTGAGGGCAATACACCCCCAACGAACCTAACACTTGCACAAATTGGGATGGGGCAGAATATCCGGAACTTCGACAAAGATGAAGAAAAAGCTCTGGCCAGGAAATTAGGCGCTCGTGCTAATATGCTACCAACTAAGGAAGAAATTGAGCGAAGGCGGAACCACATAAGCACTAAAGCCTTAGAGTTCCAGAGAATTCATGCTGCTGGAGGTAACGAGCAGTACACCAAACTGCAAGCGAACGACTTATTCAATCGGTATAACGAGAAAGCAGAGTCTTTAGGTGAGATGCTAAATGACTATCCTGCTACTCAAGGTGTCCTCGAAAGCAATATCCAGGGACCGACCCGAAGTTTCTATCTCAGCCAGGGTAAGCCTGGGGAAGCGAAAGACCTAAGCGTCTTTACTGCCGCTGAATTTGCTACTGAGGAAGCACTTAAAGACATGTACGTAAATAGATTAGGTGCTACCTTTAATCAAACCCTCGACCTCGACAGGATGCCCCTGCTAAGTGAAAGAATTGGTAACCTCGCAGGTTCAGCGACGCGGTATTCTCCTATCGAACTGTACGAGGAAATAGAACGCCTGTATATCGATACGGCATACGCAGAAGTAAAACGCGCCTACACTAATTCTGACGTGAATCGCTATGGTTTGGTCCAGACAGCCGAGGCTTCTCTCGAGACTAACATCCAAATACTTGAGGCAATGGCGGATAATGCTGAACTGATGGGTTGGAAATACGAGCAAATCATCCAGCAGACTCCTGAACTCAAGAACATCTTACCTGGCAAAGGCTATGATGATGCTGACCCTGAAAGCAAAGCAATCATGTTGCTCATGGCAAGGCAAGAAGTCGAGGCCAACTACGCCACACGGAGTCGATAATGCCACAGCAACCAGGAAATTGGGACAGGTTCTTCAACTCCACAATATCGTGGCCCCAACAGTTCCTGTGGCGCGTTCAGCGCGCTATACAAGAAGATGACATTGACCTCTTCAGCGAGAAAGGTCTTATGGACTTATCGATGGTTCCTCTTCTAGGCATCCTCGACGACCACAAAGAAGATGTCATGCCGGACTATATGTTCGGCGAAGGCTTAGGCGCGCAAATCGCTGGCTCGATTGCTTACGACCCCTTGACCTATATGTCAGGCGGCCTTTCTGCCCTCGCTAAAGGCGCACAGATTGGCAACCGTGCGCGGTCGATGGCTTCAGTCTCTCGCCATTTAACCAGTAAATTCGGTAAGGGCAAGGGCATAGGCGGAACCACGCTTAACCAACTCGACGGCGCATTAGCCGAGATACTCGACAGCGGAAAGAAATTGAAGCGCGGCGACCGCCGGAAGATGCATAAGATGCGCAGTCAGATTGGGAATCTTGTCGAGACAGGCGACACTGCACGACGCTTCGAGACACCTGGAACCAAACGTTTACTAGACCGAAAGGTCGAGGGCATCGGAGACATGTCTTTCGACACTCTCTTGAAGAGCGAAGGCGAGAAGCAACTAGCTTGGCGACTTCCTATTCTCTGGCGCGCTGGAGCCGAAATCAATGTCGCCCCACAGTACCGCAACTGGTTTAACTTCTGGGGTAAGAAAGGTGAGCAAGTATCTGATTTCGTTAAGGCCAAGACAGTCACACACCTCGGCCCTATTTCCGGTGAGATTGCAAAGCTACCCTTTGCCCAAGAAGCTGCCGAACGATTCGGCACAGCATTTAAATACCTAAACCTTCCTGGTCATGTCGGTAGTGGCCTACGCGCTTGGGGTCGTGGTTGGGCTGTCGGTGGTGATGCCGCATACGCCCCATTTATTAAATTCAATGAGAAGCAGTTATCCGAACAGTCGGCCTATCTAAATACAAAGGTAAGCCAATTCTATGAACGCATGCGAAACGCCGATGGTGGCGTAAGTAAGGCTCAAACCAAGTTTCAAAAGGCAGTCGATGAAGGAGAGCCTGACCTATTCCGCGCCTTTGTAAAAGCATATGGCAAACCACACGCAAAAGGCCGCTATAGGGGTAAGGTCACAGTAGGCCCAAAGACAGCGGAGAAGAGGGCAAAGGAAATCTACGGCCAGATGGTTGGCTCTCCAAATGTATTTGAATGGAGTGACGAAACCCAAGAATCTTTTCAAGCACTGTTCTCGGGCGGTCGTAACAATGCAGTAGCCGATATCGGCGATTTAGCCAATGACTTTATGAAGAATTCGGAAGACGCTTGGTCTTCTCTATACGGTAATGTAGCCGAAGCAAAGAAGACTCGCGCAGGTAAGGCAGTAGCTGCTCACGGAAAGGAACTCGACGAGACACTCAAAGGGCTAGGTGGCTTCAAGAATGTCATGTTTGAAACAGCAAAGAAATCTGCTACGTTGACAACAAAAGCATTTACAGGAGACTCGGGACTCCGTGACCTACTCGCCGCCGAAAAAGTATTGCGCCAACATGAGAACATGGGCGCTGACCAAGCTAGGGCTGTTGGCGAATTGCTTTACTCGATGGTAAAACCTGCCGCCAAAGAAGCAAACATGGACTGGAAGGATTACCTAAAAAGTATGGGTAATATGTTCGAGGGAGTCACTAACCCAGATGAGTTAATCATGTCCTTTGCTCATCCCAACATGACTGGTGAAGATTATGCCAAGTCTTTAGATGCAGTCGGACGATTCCTTCACCGACATCTAACCGCAATCGAAGCGGTGGGTGGGATGGCGCAGAAGGGTTCCCTATCTCGAAATTCTCTTCGGGGTTTACAGGCTACGCTTAAAGACGAGATGCTGAGTCAAATTCCGAAGGACGGGCAAGCGTTTATGGCCGAAGTCCACCGTGTAGTCACAGCAACTGAAGGCACGGGACAAAGTGCTAGGCGAGTCTTACCTGACAAAATGCTGGCCAACCCGCTCAATATGCACAAAGTCGACACCGGCCTTGCTCCTACAGGAGCGGCTGAACGTCGCATGGAAATTGGTCTTTTAAATAATCGTGAGTTAGAGGAGGCAAGGCGGCGCATAGCAAATAAAGGTATGCGCGATTGGACTCCCGAGGAGTTTGCCGATTGGATGAAGAATCATCGGTCTGGTAAGCAAGTCGCGAAATTTAAGGGGAAGTTTAACCTTACAGATAAAGAATTAAAGAAGGCCATTAGAACTGCTCGCCGACAAACTTCGCGTGGCGCGGCTAAGTCTCGTACAATCAACGGTAAAGTAATTGATGAGGACGCGCTCGCCAGTCTAAAAAGACAAATTGGTGATAAGGGCATGCGCATCGTACTCGGCGATATGAAGCGATTCGATGAGCAAGTTCTTAAAGCGGCAGGCACAAAGAAGGTTAACTATATTACCGACTGGGAAAAGGTAAAGCAACTTCAAGCACAACGTAGTGCGGGAGTCGAGGAGATGCACCGCGCCAAATCAGTACAAGCAAAGCCGCCCGACTTTTCTGTGGGGCCAGGTGCAGTCGAAGAAGTTATCCGCGTAGGTAAAGATAATGAGGGAGTCTCCGAATGGGCCGATTCGTTTGTCCGCGCTAAAATCCTACAAGACGAATTATCCACCTGGGTAGACCGTACGATTGCAAAGAATACCGAATTAGGTACGCAGGTTATGGACGTACCCCAAGAACTTCTTGATGACCTCATGCTCGAAGTCAATCGGATGTCTAGTCAACTGTGGGATGTTTACTACAAAGGACAAGGTGATACGGGCAAAGAACTACTTGACCTGATAAAGCACTATCAATCCGGTATCGCGGAAAATGCGCTAAAGGGTGGTATCATTATGCCAGGTGCGCCTCTTGGATACTTAGGGCGCTTCATGAAGGGACAAGAGAGGCAAGAACTCGACAAGCTAATGGCGCGTACCGATATGCGTAATGTCTTGAATCGTATCGGGATTAAGATGCCCTCCTACTTTGGTCGGCATAAGCAGGCAGACGAGATGGTTGTCGACGACTTAAATGATATGTATCGTGCGCTTAATGCTGACCGCACAGATGCGGGTAAGGCGCTGGCAAAAGAAGTCGAAGATATAGTTACACGAGGAACTGGTAATAAGGAGTTCCTCAAGCATTGGGAAGAAGACCCTATCCTCCGAACAGTTACCCGTTTAAGCCATTCGGCCCAGAACGATACACTCGAAAAGTTCTTTGAGGCAGCAATGGACGCTGGAACTTTGGTTAAGGGGAAGGAAACCGGTCAAGCTCTTGCTGTAGGAGGCCGTGTTGTCGGTTGGTTCGACGATACTGGTAACGTAAATAAATACGAGCAACGGCAAGTCAAGGTACTAAGCGAAAAGAAGAAGGTTCATCGTGGCAGAGGCCGAGCGACAGCATCCGAGGTGGTTTCTGAGTTAGCGCCTGGAGTACCGCAACGTGCTGAGTTCGTCGATAAAGATGTCGTAACCGTCGGTGAGGTTGTAGAGACTACCGAGGATACACTTAAAGGTATCATTATTAAAACGGCGGACGGCAGAGAAATCGCTGTTTCCTCTGACCAACTAAAGCACGGAATGGGTGTTTTATCATTGGGCAAGGTCGACGATTATACAAAGACAACCGCTAACGCATTTGTTAAGGCGATTCACCGAGCCAATGTCGATAAGACATTTATCCGTGGGAACTTTACTATAGATGATGTCAGGAACCTAGAGGGACAGCATGTTGTTTTTGGTAATGAATCAATGGTGGCGGGAACTGTCAATATGACGCGGAATTTACTTGACGTTACCCCACATGTCTTACGTCAAGTCGACACAATGAACTATGCTATCAAGTCTTGGCAGACAGTACATCGCCTCCCCTTCCACGTAGCTAACTTCACCTCTGGTATCTTCCAGGCGATGTACGCTGGCGCATCAGCCGCAGATGTAGCCGCCGGTTATTACCATGCCGCTCGGATGCTACATAAGAAAGATGCAGGCTTTCTCCGCTTACATGACCGCACCCTTTCTGCAATTGGTAAAAGTAAGGTTCTTCCTGGAGAAGGATTACGCTTGGGACGTGGTGAATTCGTAGCCGCTGCTCGACGCATTGGCTCTGGTTGGCTCGGCGAAGTGCCTCCCGAAATGATTTCTAAGTACGGTCTCGATGAAGTCGACGACTTCATGATTCCAATCACAGACGGCGGCCACACTAGCGCAGGCGAAATTCTGCGCCACGCCGCCCAAGAGGGTTTATATGGAACGTATGCGGCGGCTGGTATGCGAGGCTCACAAACAATCTCGGACACCCTTCTTAGACTAAAGACCGACGCACTTGACGCTAACCTTATCGAATCATATGGCGACAAAGATTTTGCTGGCATGCTACGCCGCGCCGCTAAGAAGTCTTGGAACGCAGCAACGGGTCGCCCTGGCCCTGCCTTACGCTCTGCTACCGAAGCAGTCGAGGTCTTGAACCGGACAGGAACCGCCTTCGCTCTTGTTCGTGCGGGGCATTCACCTAAGCGCGCAGTCCAAATGGCTAGGGCGGCACACGTTCCATACGAGCAGGTAACTAACTTCGAGAAGAATTGGCTCAAGCGGGGTATTATGTATTACACCTTCCCTCGCCATTACGTTCCCCATGCCTGGACTAAGTTTATGGAAGACCCCAAGAAACTTTCAGTCATAACCAATACTATTAGGCAATCCACCTCCTTAGATGTTGATGGAACAGATGTGGGCTTTACCCAATTCGAGGGTAAGCCGGTACTCAAGGTAGGCGATTATCGCGTAGATGTTGGGCGCTTAAATGCCAACCTCGAATCCGCGCTGATGTTCTCTTCATTCCTCGATAATATAGCGATGCCAGTCCTACGCATGGCCCCAGGAGTAGGCGAACCTGCTGACCCCCGTTTTATTCATAGACAGATGACCGATATGGGTCTTATGAGTTCAGGCGGTCTGGGTTCCATCATCGGAATGGAACGTTCTCTATTACCTGCGTATCCTACCCGACCAACTAGCCGCGACCCCTGGACAGCTAAGATGTTGAAAATCACTTGGCCAATCAAGATGCTCGCACAAGCAGCAGGCAAACTACCTGGGTCTGGTCCTTTAAACCTATTGCCACCAGACGACCTAGACAATCCAAAGACCAACATAGAAAAAGCACTAACACACACCGACCTGGGCATCCCCTTTCGTAAAGTTCGCGCAAAGAACGAAATACGGGTAGCTATGGGTAATCACAGGCGTTTGATGGCAGACCTAAAGGCTAGGTATGTTAGTGAAAACGACCCTGAAGAACGGGAATTGATTAGAGAAAACATGCAGTCAATTTCCGAAGCACTACAACGTCTCATTGCGCGAGAACAAGACTAATGGACTCACGACTGAATGACAAACTACTCAATGCAATCTCTACGGTTGCACTCGCCTTAACTCTATTCCTCATGACAAATCTGTGGTCAAGGGTAGACACACTCGAGCTGCAGATGAGAACACAAGACAAGGAGTTGGCCGAAATTATGCTCCGTATAGAAAGCCGGATGACTCGTGTAGAGACAAGGTTAGATGCACAGGATGAATAGCGCCCCATTTAGACAAACACGTCGCGTGGCTTTAGCTATGCTAGTACTCCTTGGCACAATGCTTTGTTGTCTGAGCTGCTCTTCTCTAGCACCTATCGTCGGAGCATCGGGTGGTGCGGCGCTTGGTTCGCTCGCTGGCCCTGGCGGGGCGGCATTAGGTGGCGCTGCCGGGGCCGCCGCTGGTGAAATGGCATACCCTGCAGACGCGCCTCCACCCGATACTGTTTGGGGATTGTTGGCCAAACTCCTAGACCAAGCTGTCTGGTTGGCCATCCTTATTGCTGTCGTATACCTTCTGACTCTCTTTGCGCCACCACCGAAGGAGTGGCTTAAACGCCGAAAATGATTGTCTTAGGTATCGACCCAGGCTATAGAAATCTTGGTATTTCGGTAGTTCGGTTGCGCCAAAAGAAAGAGCCTAATATCCTTTACTCAAAGAATGTAAATCTAGGTGACGCACACCAGCCGCTCAACTTTGTCAAGCTATTAGTGCCTCGACTAGATGAGCTAAATAAGAAATATGGTATCGATGCTGTTGCCAGCGAATCGCCCCCTTATATTTTAAAGCGCATCAAAACAACAGTTGGTCTCTGGACGGTCTCCTCTACGATTGCAACCTGGGCAGAGATGCGTGATATCCCTTTTCGACATGCCTCGCCTATTACTCTCAAACGCGCAACCACTCGTATTCTCGGCTTAAAGTGGGACCGAAAAGCAATTCCTAAAAAAGCCGCAGTCAAAGATGCTATCATGGAAATCTGTGATACATGCCCCAACACTTCCCATGAGACCGATGCGGTTCTTGCCGTACTCGTTCTCTTCAGCAACCTAATACCTAATGACAAAGAAATTAAGACTTAGCACAATGGCTTCCAAGGTGCGTTATCCCTATATTATGTTGAATACCTTTGAGGTTAGGTCGATACCACTCGACCGCCTATTCTGCCCTTGTGCTACTGTAAACGCATTTGTCGAACGGCTTGCTGAATCGTTTGAAAAAGATGGTCTGCTCAACCCAGTTATCGTTGTCCGACTTTCGGTCGAAGACTTCTTGGCTAGGAAGGGGGCAAAGGGAAAAGCCAAGCTGTTGAAGAGAATACCTGCCGATTGGCAAACAATCAATGTGGTTTGGGGAGGCAACAATAGAGTCGAGGCCGCTCGTATTCTCGGCTTTGATGAAATAGATTGTGTAATGATGCCCAACTTTGACGTGGCAATGCAAGTACAAGATAACCACAGAGAATGGAATAAAGCAGATGCCAGGAAGCAACGCGAAAAAAGAGCCTGTAAGTAGCCCTAAAGGGCCAGTTAAACGCCTCGAGTCCGTCGAGGAGATGGCGCGCGCTCGGTTTGGGGACACCGATGGCTTGGCTATTGTCCGTGAAACGACATTAGGTTTGGCGGAATACTATGCCGATAGGTTCTCGCTTGAGATGAGTGACCCAGAAGTGTCGCTTATAGCCTCGGCGCTCGCGTTTACACGCCACAAAGAGTTTGTCCTATACGTCGAGGTCGAGCGCGAGCTACATGCACGAGTATCTAACCACCCAGATAATATCGGTTACGGGCAGGTGTTATTCCAGTCGGTGCGTACGGGCGCGTTCAAAGAAATCTACAGGGAGCTTGACAGGCTCCACTCACGCGCCGCCGTTTACACGAAAGAACTGAAGGAACTAGGCAAGGACAAGTGACCTGTCCTGACAAAATCAAACTGATAGGTTTTATTGTGCCTGTTATCCTGACCGATGAGCGCGACGACGTGTGGGGAGAGTGGGATGGGTCGGCTGGCACAGTAACCCTGAATGCACGGGCCTCGGACGACCACCTAAAGGTGACCTTCCTACATGAGGTAATACACGGCATCGATGATATCTTAGGTTTAAACGTAAAACACTCGGCGGTGTACGCCCTATCACAACACCTATGGTTGCTGTTTAAAGAGAACCCTGCGTTGGCAGAATGGTTCTTTACCGACCAAAAAGCCAATCAATAAACTTATTTGGCAGAATCCGGAACAACCAATTTAGGGCCACCGCCGTTTTTTGTATTGCTTTCTTCATTTTCAGTCTCCTCTTCTTGTGCTTTCATCTCCATCGCACGGTCATGCAGGATTGCATTTGCGGCGAGGGCGATACGTAAAATGTCCATGTTAGGTAGTTTACTCATCTCTTCAACTACATTCATGGGACCGGGGGTTTCCTTTTCTTTATCCATTGTCTCGTTTTGATTAGCCACAGCAGTATTCTCCAGCTTCGTTCTGCCAGTAGTCGCCGCCGCTTGATGTTTCCTCCATGTGATACTCACCCTCCATGCCCAATTGGGATTGGCCGTCTGCCCATCCCTCGAAGGACTCATCGCCTGCATCGCATTTACAGAAGATTATTTCAGCAATGGCGTGACCTTCTCTGAAGATGCCTGTATCTTTGCAGGCAGGGCAAGTGTACGTTTTGATTTCCTTTTCTTTGTTCATTAGACTGTTATTTTAAGTGGGGTTTCGTGGCAGATATTTTTGAACGGGCAGTAACCTGGCTTGCCTCCCCTACCACAGTAGAAGTTAGCCTCTGATTTATGGCGTAGCAGGAACTCCTCGCCAGGGTCTTCTCCTTTCAAGGCCATCGCAAGATTATCCTTGAGCCGGTTGATGTTCCATTTGAGGATAGAAGCATCGACAAGGCGGGTGCTTAAACCCCGCATTAGTTGGTCGCGGTTGATGCCGCCTATTATAGCACCATACTCCTCAACCCCCAAAGCAGCCGCATAAGTAGACAACTGAGAGATGTAGCCGAAGCCATCGGGGTCATAGTCGAAGACTGCTTTACCGTGCTTACGGTAACCATAGCCACCCATAGTCTTGAAGTCTACGAGCATCTTCGGCTGGCGCTCGACCACGGCAACGGGCAAGTATTTTTTGGCCTCCTCCTCATCCTCTATCTCGATGAGCATATCGACATGCCCTTTGGAAGAGAATTTCTCATGTTCCTTTGGCCACCAGTCAGGTAGCTCCACAGGAACCTCGGTGCTTACTTTGAAACCTGTTGGTATTCCACTCTTTACGGCACAGTAAGATAGCTCGTGGAGTAGGTGGCCGACAGCAAAGGTTGCCCCAATCTCGTCGGGCATCTCGCCTGCCGATTCCCCGTTGAGGAAAAAGTAAGCGTGTCGCGCACAAGAAAGAAACGAGGACGGTCTAATCGTCCGTGCCTCATTGCGTTGTACGACCGAATTTTTAATTGATTCGGCGGCGGCGTTTACACCCGCCTCAACAAGCTCTGGGTTAATGTTCTTGACCGAGCGACCATGATTCCAGACTGCCGAGATGAATCGGCTCCAGTCGGGGTATTGTTCTACAGGTAATTTATTCATTGTTCCTCCGAGGTAGTGAATTCACTGTGTATTTCAGACGGGATTGCGTCTACAGCAATGGCTTTGTCCGTGCCGCGCATGAAGAGCATTGAACCGCCTTGCTTGAAGTTAGGTATCACAGAAACGAGATACCTAAGATTGATTAAACGCCCGTCTGTGTCCACACCGGAATCAAACAGGGCGAATTTTTCTGTGCCTATTTCAACTACAGAGATTTTTTTCATTGGTAGGTGCGGGGCGGTTAACGCCAGCCCCGTAAGGCGACTCGGCGGGGCGGTTAACGCCAGCCCCGTAAGGCGATACACCAAAGGCTAGTTCTTCATCGGGGTGAAGCGGAACTCGGCCCATTTGCCGAAGTCACCTTCTTCATGAAAAACTGTTATGTTTACACGTTCACCAACCAGGTCTCGAGGAGTCTTTTGTAGCGCCTCTTCTTGGTCTGGCCAAACCGCCTTCACCATCTTGGTGTAAACGGCACGTGAATTAAGGGGACGCTTGAAGTTAATAAAGGTAGACAGGTCTCCATCGAAAGTCGGGCAATCGAATTGGACAAGCAGTCTAGCCTCTACGCCCTTCTCTTTCTGGCGCTCGTGCGGCTCGAAAGCGCGCACATCCTTAATGGTGCAGTTAGGGTAGGAACCTTCAGGAGTCATGGCTTTCTTGCCCTCAAACTCTTCAGGTGTAATCGTAGCATTCAAGATGCTATCTGGGTCAAATTCATTCATCTTCTTTATCTCCTAGTGGCTTAGGGCCACGGTCTAAGTTACGAAGTAATCCGAGCAAATCGAGATTGCCTTCTGATGCGAGCGGTTTTGCTCTTAGAAGTCTCTCTACTGCTCCGGCGAGGGCTTCTTTATCCCTCGGGGGTCGGTCGCTCATTTCTTCGAGCGCGTCTCTGACTCTACGGTCAATCAGTTTGCTAATGCTTTCCTTTTCAGTCATGTACCTTTCTTATCCACCAAGATTGGAAACGGTCTGACCCGTCCGTAATGTTAAGTGTTACGCCATAATCTTTTACGAACCTGTCTACTGCTTCAATGGTTTTAGGATACTTCTCGCTGTAATCGTGTCCGGCGAATAAGCCCCCAAGCGCTAGTTTACGCCACCAATCGCGTATTGTTTTACCGCCGTCTTGTCCGGTGTGGGCATACCCATCGATGTAGATGAAGTCAAAGAAGTTGTCGGGAAAAAGGGTAAGCGCCTCATCGAAAGTCGCACGGATAACCGTGCTTTGTCTTCCGAATACGCGCAATGTTTCCATAGCATCGAAGTATTCCTTCATGTCATGGTGGTCTGCCCATCGGTCGATTGAGTACAGGCGGCGGCAGTCAGCCCCTCCGTCGAGAAGAACATTTGAGAAATCTCCTCGGGCTACCCCAAGTTCGACTCCTGTTGTCCACCCTAATTTTGCTAATTCGTTGCGTGATTTCATTTACACATCTCCCCAAGTATCTCCTTCGGTCGCGGATGCGGTGAATGTAATGTTAGAGAACTCAGTATAGGCATTGTTGGCCGCGTATTCCATCAATTCCTTTAATTTTTCGCCCTCACCTTGCCCCTGAATAAGTACCTCATCGTGAACAGAAAGGATGGGTTCGAGTCCGGCCTCGGCAACGGCAACCAAGGAGTGCCTCATCAGCTCTGCGGCGGAACCCTGCACTATAACACTGATAGCAGAGCGTGTCTCCTCGTCGGCAAGGAAAGGGCGCGTCCTACCCGATACTGTTCGTGCTAATCCGTATGCTTCTGCCTCTCTCCACACGCCCTCCATCCATTCGTTTAAACGCGGCAGATTCCGTTTGTATTCCTCGAGGAATTTCTTGGCTTCGTCGTACGTCGACTTGAGTTCGATGGCTAGTCGCTTTGCTCCCATGCCGTTCAAGATGCCAAAGTTTACGGCCTTGGCTTTGAACCGCTCATCGGGTGTGATGCTCTCAAGGGTTTTCCCTAACATCTTTGCGGCTACCTCAGTATGTGGGTCTCCGCCGGAGTGGAAGGCTGACAGAAGTACCTCCTCTCCGGCGAAAGATGCGGCAACCCGTAACTCGACCTGTGAAAAATCACAGGCCGTGACCCCCGTTCTACCGGGGGAAGTCAGACACGAGCGGATACTTTTGCCCAAGGCTCCACGCTTAGGTATCTGCTGTAAGTTCGGGCCGGAGCAACTGAACCGTCCAGTTCGTGTAAGTGTCGTGTTGGTCTGTGGATACAGTAATCCATTCTGCGTCATTTTAGGCAACGGCTCTATGAAAGCGGACCGCAACTTGACTGCCTTGCGCCAGTCCAAAACGAGACTGACTAAGTTGTCCCCCTTGTCCGCCAGTTTCTGAAGGACAAGTTTAGACGTGCTTATATTACCCTTCGGCGTTCGTGGAAGATGTCGCCCCTCTTTGGTTAGCCAGTCGCCTACTTGTTTGGGTGAGTTACCATCACCACCAAAGCCAGCCGAGCGTAGGGCGTGTTCGGACATATCGATTAGGGTGTCTAAACGTTCCTTTACTTTGGACAACCGCTTTGGTAAAAGCCTAACCCCCCTTCTCTCCATCTCATACACCGCCTTATCTACACGGTAATCGAACTCACACGCATCCATCTGTAACACCTCGGACATCCGCCAGGTAATGAGGCAGTCATCTGCCAGGTATCTCTCCAAATCAGGTTCCGGTACGTCATAGATACGCCCCTTCTTCAGGAGGTCGGGTGTCTTAATCTTTGGCCACCCATACATTCGAGCGATGTGGTCCATGCTTTTACGCCCTGCCGTATTGTTGAAGTAGCAGGCAACCATTGTATCTTGCCAAGGAACTGTGGGCTTTAGCCTGAGTGCATGCAAGTCGAAGCGTAGGTTATGCCCAACCAACCGTAGTCCTTCGACGATGGGACGTAGCCCCCAGTCATCGAAGTCTTTGCGCGCTACTATCAGGCAGAACTGACTGCCGTAGGGCATCAGCCCTATGTATTTTGCCTCGTTTTTAGGTATGTTTCCACGCACTTCTAGCCCGTCAGTTTCGGTGTCCATTACCCAACGCTTATCTGCGCCCTTGGTAAGTAAGGCTATCGAATCCTCTTTGTTTAAACGTAATACAGTAATCACATTATTACCCCCACAATTCGCGCCCAAGTCACGGGGACACACTCTTTCGTGGTTGGGTCGACAACGCCCTTATCTCTTAGCTCCCGCACAATGTCCAGGCTGGGAGAAATCTCACTGTCCTTGGTTTTTCCTGTGATTAGGAGAGCTTGAGTCATTATAGTTTTTGATTCTTCTTGTAAGAAGAATTCCATCCTCGCTGGAGTGAAGCATCTGCCGTATACCCACCTATTCTCCCTAAGCAATAGGGCAATAACGGGGGGCTTGAAGTCGCCCCCACGTAGTTTTCTTCTGTAGAAGTCTTCCGCTGAAGGCTCTACTCCCCAAGGTTTGTTTTCCGTATTGAGGAACACATTCTTTAGTGCGTCTTTGGGGAATTTAACCCATACGCCCCTGAGTCTTCCTGCTAGGGGGTAGGATGACGTTACGTGTAACCCTCTCTTCTTTGCGTACTCCGGCAAGCAAAGTTTCGGTACGTTATCCGACTGGACAACCGTTGCATTCTTCCTTCAGGTCGGCTTTAATTTGTTGATTATGCCCTTTAAACGCTCGTTGACCTTGGTCAAACGATTTATTTTCTTCTCGTCGCTCATTGGGGTAGCCTCGCTTTTAATGTTATTGGAATGTGAACCCTTCGCCTTGCCCTTGTGAGCATAACGTAGAGTAAACGAATTGTTTCTGTGTCCTTTGCTTCTAGTCTTTTGATTGCTTGCCGAGACCACGGGAGCAGGTAGACATCATCGGCCTCAGCTCCCTTCGCGGCATGCCCTGTCGCTAAGACCAGCTCCTCATCTGCTTGGGCAACGTTAGGAACAACACCTGTCTGTGAAAGATTCCAGTTGCGGAATGCTTTTGCTACAGCACGGCGAGAGTAGCCTAAGACCAGTCCTTTAAACGGCCTGTTTGTGTGGTTCCATGTAAGGATATCCGTCACATGCTCCGCTTTAAAGGTACTCGATGGGCGCTTATAGTAGGAGCTAAGAACCCTAGAGGCCACCGAAGCTACGGGGTCTCCTACCCTATACCCCTTATTCATTACCTCCTTCTCGTCTGCACTTGCCCAAACAGGGGGTAAAGAGCCTCCGGTCATGCCCTTTGAAGTGGCGAAGATAGATTGGCCAGGGTCTCCATAGGCTGTGGCCTCGCCCCCTTCTTTGAGTAAACCTAAACAAGCGCGGAGTTCTAACCACGACATGTCTTGGGCTTCGTCGATTGCGATACGTTTAAACGTCGGCTTACCTTCAACCAACGGGCAACCCGCCTCTACCCAACGGGCAAGGGGTAATGTGTATTTCAGCAACCCTTTCGGGGTCTCATTCCACAGGTCGAATGGGGGGTCTCCCGCACTCCACGCATGGAGACTCTTTGCCATCCCATCCTGCCTTGATGGGGGGCAGTTCGACGGCGCGTCCATCTCGTACTGAACGAGAGCGGGGTCGAACAGGTGGTGAATCTTCCTCTGCCCGTATGAAACATTTACCGTTGAACCCAACATCTTTGTCCCCTTTGCGAATGAGGAAACATGGGGCCAAGATAAGGAGTATATCGTCCCTGCTGTAAGGTCGGGCGCTCTGCTCCGTACCACAGCGGCGGCATCGTTTGTGTAGGTCAGGACTGCCGAGTCCTTCTCCCAATTCTCCGCTACCTGAATGATGCGGCGTGTTTTTCCGGTTCCTGGGGGGCCGTCGATTGTTATTAGAGTCATTTGGCATTAACATATTTCTTATGGTTTATTGTAACGTCGAGTCCATTAAGTAACTCGAAGCGTGAGTAGTCGAATTTGAGTTTCGGGGTCAGCCAGCGTTGTAAGTCTTGCACTACTCCGGCGTGATTTAAACGGTCGTAATCAACACACTTTACATTGGGGTATCCCCTCAGTTTTTCGTGCAGGTTCTGGAGCGCATCCAGTTCTTTAGTGCAAGGGTCTCCGAAGAGACGCTCACAAGATACGGCCACCTCATCGTAGTTCCTTTCTATGAGCGCAAACTTTGCGTTAGGAAACAAGTTCTCTAGCTCGCTAAACCACCAACCGTTAACCGAGTCGGCTGACCCGTAGTAATTCCTTTTTGGTGTGGTGTCGTCATACCAACCATTCCAAGGGATAAAGGCATCCGATTTGTGTAGTATGGAATGGAGTTGTTTCGCCCCCGATTTAGCGCAGAGCCTGGACGGGTCGTGTAAACAAATCGAATCTCTCGTGGTGAACCAATTCGATAACCAAGCGGTGCGCGAACGAGGCAAGCCTAGAATGAAAAAGTATTCAGGCATCGTCAGACCATTCTACCGTGACCGGTATCTGTGCTAAGTCCTTAACCACATTGGCCCAACCCTCGTGTTCAGGGAAGAAAATGCCGTCGGCTTCTTGCATCTTATCTGATATCGCGGACGCTGTAGCGTATGATAAAAATCTGGTGAGTGCCATTTCAGTCAGTTGCGCCTCGAAGTTGTAGCCATGTTCTGTATTGTAACCACAATAGCGATTACACTTGGCCTCGTCCACATATTTTTCAAATCTGTCGGGAACTTCTATCGTAATGGTGGGTTTAAATTTCAGCTTCATTTTTAGTCTCCTTTGTACGCACGAAATTCTCGTATTGAGCGGCGCAGTATTCCTTTGTTTCGGGGGTGATGTTGTCTAAAGAACAGGCCCAGACCTTTTGTCCTGAGCGCATTCCTACCAACGATTTTATTGTTAAGTGCTTAGACACCAAGCGTTTAGCCTTGGGGATGTCCCCAATTTGCGTGAGCAAAGTCTCTTGTAGCATGGGTGGGATGACCAAAGATGGGGGTTCCATTTCGGTTAGAGGCCAAACAATGAAGGCGGTTGCCGCACCTGCGGGACGCTTCTCTGTCCAAGCCTCTAAGAATAGACGGTCTCCCGATGAGATGCGCGCCCACTCGTCCAGCAATTCCCAGAACCTTTCTTCTGGTGGTATACCTAATTGGTCTACAGCCTTCTCGGTTTGGAGCATATACTCCAACACCTTTGACCATCCAGGTTGTATAAACAGGGGCGAGCGCGCCACCGTATCGGGGTCAGCTTGTGTTAAGCGAGTAAGTGTGGGAAGAATCTCCTTTAAGTCCTTTAAACGCACCAATCTGTCGGCCTCGTGCCTACGTTTAGGCGAGCCACCCAGTCCAGCGAGCCATTCCCTTGTCTTACCTGACGAATCTCTTACCTCGACAAGCCAAGGAACCGAGCTAAAGACACCTTCACATTCAGCCTTGACATCTGTAACTGAAGGGTGTTTTTCACGTGCTTGATACTTCTCGGCATTCTTACTACCCGTCTTAAACCCAGAGATAACCGTGGTATTAAATTCCTTTCGACCGAAATCTCGACCGAGTTTGGTTGATAATACCCCCCAAAGCATGTCTAAGATATCTTCGGGTATACCTTTTGCGGGATGGACGCGCCCAAGAACCTGTGCAATCTTGGCCAAGGCGTTGTTGCGGTCACCCTCATGAAAGTCCGGCAGTAATCGAAGAGTATCCAGAAAGTGTGCTACCTCTGTCGGTGTGTTACCCTCCTCTGTTTTCCCTTGCTCCTTTCTTGCGCGGATTCGAGCCATCAAAGTTGGGCTTGGTTCGGGTAAGGTGCTTACATCCAATCGGCCTGAGTATTTACCTATACGCCCATGCTTATTCATCGCGACCGACTCTGGAAGCATGATTAAACGACGGTTCTTCGCACTTGCCCTAACTTCTCCCTTGACTCCGTTGCCGAAATCAATAGTGGCGGGTAGCTTCTCACCCGGAACATCGTCGGGTAGTTTAAACCACAGATGCCAGCCGCCTGATGCGGTAGCTACCTTACCTAAACCCTTTGGCGGGGTATCATCGGGACATATCGTGTGCCAAATCGAGTCGAAGTCTGCGCCATATGTGTCTAAGTCTAGTATCAATAAGCGAGTAGGGTCGTTTGACTGAGGGCAAAGGGCGGCTCCCGTGGCATCTCCCGCATTTAGAAGGTGTGCATTCAGCAGTTCATGTTCCTTATTCTCAATGAATTCGTCCCATTTCTTGCCGCCAAATGATGTCGGGAACTTTTGCTTGCTTTTAACGGGGAATACCCAGTATCCCTGTTCACTAAGCGTAAGCCAATTAGTCTTCATTTGATTTTCCTCCAAGAAAGAATTCGCCGGATAATAACCTCCAGCACCTAGCCAATTCAAGACCCCATTCGTCTCCGTGTTCGTGTTCTACGCCCCATGTCAAAACATGCGCCCATTCGTGGGCGAGTAGTGTAAACGCGAGTTCGGGTGAGCGTATGCTCAGGTCTTTCTTTAGCCTTATTAAGTATTGTTTAGAGTGGTGAGAAGTATCCGCCATTCTCTCATCAGGCACGTCATTCGTGATTCTGATTCTGACGGGTAGCCCATCGGGAGCAGGTAACAGCGCCCTAAATAAGCGAACCATCTTCCAGAAGTATCTCCAAGTAACCTTATCTTCTAGCATTTTCAGCGAGCCTTTTGATTGCTCGCCTAACCACGGCAGAGATGGATGTATCTTCTTCGTATGCAAGTTGCTCAAGCTCTTTGTATTCTTCATCTGTTAGTCTGACCTCAATTCTGTGGCTCCGGTCAATAGAGCGTTTTTTTCTGTTAGTCACGGCTACCTCCTATTAGGAACCTTTCGACCTATTAAAAGCGCGTAAAGCCAGCAAACACAAGGGCTTACGGCAAAACACCTAAAAAATGCGACGGCGGGGGGCCAGCGGGAGAGTCTCGGCAAACTGAATGCTTACAACCGAATGCCAAATCTCTCAAAAACCGCCTTAACCCCGCCGCCACAAAAGACTTACGTTCACGCGAATAGGTCGAAACGTCCCTTATAGTCGAGACGCATCCTTCCTAGCCGCGCGATGTTTCCTACCCTTCGATATCGCCAGCTCAATGGCATCCTTCGACACATGTTTCTTAATCTCCGCCATCAACATTTTCTCTAGCCAATCGCGTGGGTCGATAGCCGACTGAGCGGCTACCTGTCGGACAAGTAATTCAATGCTGTGGGAGAGTTTAATCATGGCCCATTATCATAAGGATATTCTCGGCGTAGCCCTTAATATCTTGCAAAGAATCTCGGCTTGGGCCAGCTTCTGACTGACACCGCGCAATCTTCTGCAAGATATTGAGGAAACATACATCGATTGGTGTTCGACTGGAAGATTTCGTATTCAAGTCGTAAGCATGCCAGAACCGCGCCGTCCTCCAATGATTCTCGGAAGGCGGCCCGTAAGCCTTCCCCCTTTCGGTAACTAACGACTTCACTGTGCGCCTTACCATTTAAACGTCCTCCTTATTTTTAGTCATGAAAACCATTCTCGCCGCGTTCTTAGCCTTGACTTTACGCATCTCCTCAATGAGTTGAAGCGCCTTAGTCAGCGGCGCACGACCTCTTCGATGGAACCTCGCCCTCGGAAAGGCAATGCCTTCCTGCTCCAATACTGCCCAAGTGGTGCGTCCCTTTCTAATCCAGACATGCGCCGACGTGTAGCATCGTTTACACAGCCCACGTGTGTGCGCCACCCTATCACAATCCGTTACGTTACACTTCATTGTCCATCCTCCACGGCAGTATCCAAGTCGAATTCAATCTCAGCTAAATCCTCCAAATCTTCAGGAGCGAGCATCTCCTCATAACAAGACCAACCGTGCTTATCATCCCACCATTCCTCATCGAGAACGGTTTCCGTTAATTCGGTCTTGTCCAAATCCTCAAGCATCTCTACCTGCTTCTCTAAGTCTGCTAACGACGTGCCTTGAAGCGTTATGGTCGTATCAGTCTCATACGAAATGAACTTATTTAGCCTCACATGGACATCAAGTTCCCAAGTATTATTGTCCGTCATTTTTCTTATCCTCCATGCGTTGTTTAAACGTCTCCATCCAGTAAACGAGGTAATCACCAGCCAAACCTTGCGTCAATCCAAAAGCATCAACTAAGAATTCCCCTGCTCCAAACATGTTTGTTACGCCCGACTCTCTCAAGTCATCAAGGTATTCCGCATGTTGTTCGGTATACCCATCAGGCACTTTAATCGACTCACTAACCATCAAATCTATCCTCCAAGTGTATTTCTCTATTTGTTGCTATTGAGTGCGCTTGGTCATCTAAGCCCAAATCACACACTAATGTATCCCACTTGATTCCAGATACGGAGACATGCTCCCCCTCTATCATCAAGTCTGTTACCTCATAGTCAAATTCTGGACACCACCCCTGCTCACCAGGGTCTCCATTCGACTCGTAAGGTCTGTCAGCCTCGCCCCTTTCTGTGCAAGTAACGTGTAAACACAACGTAACCTGAACATCTGACCAACCATCCGCCAGTTCCTTCAACGTAATGGTTGCTTCAGGGTAAGCTCTCGCCAATCTATCTAAATCAGTATTCACTTCGACCATTCTTCCTTCAACTCCTCGCTGAACAACTCCAGCGCATCGGGTGTAAAATCTATACGTCCACTCGGTAGCGTGAAATCACGCACCCGAACAAACATGGTGGCAAGGAACTCAGGACTAACCCAACCAAGGGGCTGTCCGCAGACCTCGCCATCGGGAGACATGAGAGCAACCTCGGCATCATGGCTATCGATTGCCTGCGACAGCCGCCTAGAGTCAGCTTTCCTATCCTCCATCCGCTTCCTGGCCTCGCAGTAATGGAACGGACTCCATCTCACCGAGAGACCAAGCCCATTCCGAAACCTCACCGTGAAACCATTTTGGGACTGTGTAAACGCCCTCATCGCTCGTCCTCCTCTCTCCAAACTACGCCAAATTCGCTAGGCTCGTAGCCCTCATCCTTGTTGTCGCAATCGGGACACCACAGGTCTGTTCGCGCTAGGTCATCGGCACACCTTTCACCATTATTCAGGTGAGTCCACTCACGACTCTGAACATCAGAGCCGCCACATTTTTCGCAGACCCAACTCATCGCGCGACCTCCATCTGATTACCACACCCACAAGTAGGTGGGGGCAGAACCTCAAGCCATTTGCGGGTCATCCGAGCGATACAACCACAACTCCAGCATTGAATCTTAATCATTCTTGACCCCGGTTTCTTTCTCGCTTGACCATCCAAGCCCGGATGCGGATACTCACCGAGCATCTTATTTACAAGTCCCAACTTTCTCTTTAGGATTTCACCCGCAACGGTCGCGGTCATTTTGCCCTCCAGCCCTACTGCCTTGGCTACCTTTCTGAATGGGCCTCTATGACCGCACTCAGTGCCAACCGACGCATGAACCATCTCATGAAGCAAAACCGCAAGAACCTCGATGGGGTCAGTCAGCTCAGGACTAATGAAGATGTGCGCCCTCTCCTTATCCCCACTTGCCTTCTTGTCCCAACATTGTCCAATCGTCTTTCCATGCGCCCCACCTCTTGAACCCTTTGCCCAACCCACCGAAACATGTGGGGTCAGGAAATCTGGAGCAGAGACTCTAGTCATCAAGGGGCGTAGCTCCCCAACCGCAGACTGGAGCCAATCCTCCCTGTTCGACGCAATGGCGGCTTGCCTTACTGTTCCTAGCTGTATCACCTCCATCATTCAACCTCCGAGCGTTTAAACGCACTCACATAGAGCTGGAACTGTCCCGTCTCTGTGATGGCGAATCCAGGGATGAATCCCTCATCTTCGCATTGGTCATAGAACGACCGCGCCTCTTCGATAAACTGCCTATGAGTTAAGGCTGGTTCATCTTCCGCACCCATTCCAGACGAATCGACAAAGAATGTCTTTTCATACCCATCATCATCGATTGGCTCCCAACCATCTGGCAAGTAGTCCCCCAAGTTCGGGAAGGGGAATGGTGGTGAAATCTCCCAACGAGTTGCTGGAATGAAAGGTTCCTGGTTCCTTTCTGCCGCTTCTCGACCCGTCTCCTTCGAGAGTTCTTTAATGTATTCAACGCTCATCATGACTGACCTCCGTGGTCTCAATTAAACTAAAATCCGACCGCAGTCGGGGTGATTTGGTGAGCAGTTTTGACTCATGCTCAGGAGTTGAATCCAGAACCTACGGAGTAGAATCGCAGGATAGGCAAATCAGCCCTTTATCAGTTTTGACTGCTTCAGACTCTGGTAGTCGGGACTCGCAGTTGGCGCATCGGATACTCATTAGTCCTCCTCCCTCTTGTATTCGAGTGCGGCAATAAAGAGTAACTTCTTGGCAAACTCTTCTAGTGCTTCAATCGAGCAAGAGAAGTCCACCTTAATCCCAGCACACTTAAATGTTAAGTCGGGGTTATCCCATGTGTAGCATGAGCGTGTAATGTCCACCTTTATTGGGCGGTCATCCTTCCTATTGAGCCTAAGACTCTCGTAAACGGATTTGCTTACTTTCATTTTTGACCTCCTATGGTCTGGATTTTATTGGTAGTAGCTCGGTTAGAGCCAACGAGTTTAGTGTTGGGGAGAGACGGGTGAGGGACTAACTCAACCGACAGCCGCTAGTCTGCGATGAGGCAACGACAGGTATCTCACAGTAATGAGGGGGACTCAATCTTCTGTGTGCCAACTCTCCTAGAACCTGCCAAGTGTAGACTTCAACAATCTGAACTCTAGTCATCAGGCTCTAACCGTGCTGTGTAAACGCTTACACAACGATAAAATATAAGAGTGCCTCTTATTCTCGGCTTACTCTCTGGATTGGATTGGACTCAGAAAAACGGACACGCCCCCCGAAGGGGGCGCGCCCTGATACTCAGTCGCTCATACTCATTGCTTGCTCCTTCTGATAGATATTGATACCTATCGTAATCTCGGAGCCGTCCTTCAAGCGCAGGGTCTTATTCCCACGGGTTGAGGCCAGCACTAACGACTTACCACTCTTCGATGGTGTCCCGCCTTTCGTGGTGTCCACGGTCAGCGTTACCATTCCGTCATTCTCGGTGGCAGTAATGTTATCTCCTATCAACATGCGATTTTCTCCTATTCTCGGATTCTAGTAAAATCCCGCCGGGGAGTTATCCCGATGGGGCGAATCCGCAAAGTGCTTTCGCCGTTCGACCTATCTGCCATTCGCCGCCGCTTACGCGCCGAAGAAATTTTATTTATTTCGTAAGTGCTTATTACGCAACGACTTACGACCGAAAATAAATTAGTGCGGCGCGTAGGCGGCCCCTAGCGGCGGATAGGTCGAGAGGCGGCGCTTTTCGGCGCTTGCCCCTTAACATGGAAAG